GCCCCTCGATCGTGTAGGCCGCCGGGAGCGAGGTCAGAGCATCGAGGTTCTGGTCCATGTTGGGCGGCGTCTGGTAGGTGAATTGCCGCCGCCCGGTGGCGGTGTCGACCCACATCTGGCGCATCTCGCCATAGTCGAGCGGCAGGGGGATCGTGTTGCTGTTGGGCTCCGGGGTGATCTGGACCGTCTGCTCGGTAAAGCGGGTCTGCAGCCGGTCGCGGGCCTCCTCCTCGAACATCGCGATCATGTCGGGGACAGCCGGCGCCACCAGCGGGTCGCCCGGGCGGGCGAGCCAGTCCAGCACGCTCGTCTGCAAATTGGCGTAGGTGTCCAGGGGCATGGGCGCCGCCTCAGATGATAAAGTGGCCGATCCGCAGGTGGCGGTACTCGTTGCTGTTGAGGAGCCGCAGGACCGCCTGCTTGTGGTTCTTGTCCCAGGCGCGGATGCCGTAGCGCTGCAGCCACTCGAGCTGGATCTCGGGCGTCAACCGCGCCGCGAGGCGCATCGAGCGGTCGCGGTTCCAGCCATCCCACTCGCTCGCCAACCGCTTGTTGGCCTCGAGCAGCGGCTCGTGGTCGACCGTCCTCCTGATGATGCAGCGGTCGCTGTCGGCGTCGTATCGGAAGTGCTCGACCGCGCCACCCATTGGGTCGCGCGAGAGGAAGCGCCAGCTATTCTCGTTCGACATCGACGCCGTTGACCCGCGACGGGGCGGGCGTCGCCGGCAGGAAGGCCGCCGGATCATAGGCGAGGACCTGGGCCCGCACCCGCTCGATGACCGGGGCCGAGGCCTTGAACGGCAGCTCGGCGAGCGCGGCCAGGACGATATTGAGATCGGCCGCCGAGAGGCTCAGCGGTACCATGTCATCAGGAGCGATCATCGTGCCTCCAGTGCCGCGACGCGCGCCGCCAGCGCAGCGTTCTGCGCTGCCAGTTCCTTAGCCGTGTTTATCAGGGCATAAACCAGATTGCCCGGCGCGAGCGTCGCCAACGTGTCGCCGGCAAACTCAGTCATCCCGACGATCTCGGGCAGCACCGGCTCGACATCCTGCGCCACCAGCCCGAGCCGCACGGTATGCCGGGCATCGGCGAACGGGGTGCCGGCGCGATAGCGAAACTGCACCGGGGCGAGCGCGAGGATCGCTTCGAGCCCATGCTCATAGGGTGCGATGTCCTCCTTGACCCGCCGGTCGCTGAACGTCAGCCAGGAGCCGCTGACGTTGTAGGTCCCGGCCCCGTCGATCCTGGCGTAGCCGCCGCTCGGGCCGACATTCAGCGCCCCCAGCAGATTGCTCTGGCCGTCGACCTGCATCGTCCCCGTGCAATGCATGCTACCGCCGGTCACCGAGCCCGCAGCTGTGATGTTGCTGCTGGCGGTGACGTTGGCGCCGCTGACCGTCGCAGAGGCGTTGACCGTCGTCGTCGTCACGGTGCCGGTATTGATCGTCGAGGTGCCGCTGCCGGCAAAATTACCGACAAAACTCACCGCCGTGCAGGTGCCGGCGATGTTCAGCCCCCCGGCGGCACTCCAGCTGCCGAACTGCGTGGTGCCGCCGACTGATTGAAAAGAATGATTAGCATTTCGATAATAATTGGTCTGGTCTGCTGTGCCGCCGAGAAGGATAGCGGCGCGCGCTGAGGCATCATTTATTTGGGTAACGGAGCCACTGATAGCCAACACAATTGCGCCGAGGATCTCGTAATTTCCCACTATATTAAAGTCGCCGCTGGCATCGATCGAGATCCGATCGCCGGCACCGGACCCCAGCCGCGCGAGGCCGCCGGTGGCGTACCAGTACCAATCGGGCGAGGTGCCGCCCCGGTCAGCAAAGACGAACTCCGCGCCGGGCCCAGTCGAGATTAATGCTTCGTTCGCGGTGATCCGGCCGGACGTGCTGATCGTGGTGGCCGTGATGCCGCCCGCGCCGTCGCCGGAGATCGGCAGGTGAGGGTTGAGGAGGAGAAAGGCGCCGGAGCCGCCATTGGCCCCGCTGTCGTAGATCAGCTGCGGCGCACCGTCGAACACGATGTCCTGTGCAATGATCGACCCAAAGCCGCCGGATACCGTGCGCCGCCAAATCGGTTTGGCGGCAAGGCTGTTGACCCGGAACTGATCGCCCGCAGCGCTGTCGGCGTTGGCCTTGAAGGTATAGACCTCGCCATTGACATAGGCGGTCGGGTAGGCCGCATTGCTGGTCGTAAAGGTCCACAGCCCGCCCGACGGCGTGATGACCTGCACCGGGTTGACCCGGTCCCAGAAGCGCTTCAGCGCACCCTTGTCGGCGCGCGCGCTGTCGTTGACGCCCGATGGCATCATCCCCTCGGGCCAGCCGTTGGGGCTCGTCTTATTATTGCTGGCGTCGATCTCGAACCAGTTGGCGCCGTCGCTCAGATCAGCCATGGGCAAGCCCCTCGAAAAAAGGCGGCCCCGCGCACCCCCTCCAGCGCGGGGCCTTAACGGCTACAGCAGATCGAAGACGCCGCCGGAGCCGGCCTCGTTGCGCGAGGCGAGCGTGTACTCGCCGACCAGCAGCTTCTTCTCGTTGTCGCCGGTCTTGGCGAGGTCGACGAGGTTTATGGGGCGCAGCCACGCCAGACCCCACAGGTCGGTGTTGAGTATCAAGGCGTCCCTCTGCCGCATAAAGCGGTCGGGTTTGATCTCGACGCTGCCAAAGTCATAGACGTAGACATCGATCGAGTTGACCAGCTTCTCTTCCTCGGCGTTGACGTAGCGCGTGTTGTTGCCGGTGAAGGCGCTGATCTTCGTCTTCTGGCTGCTGTTGACGAGCACCATATCGGGCTCGTCACCGCTGTTCTGCCAGACGCTGGCGAGCGCGGCCTGCAGCATCGCCTCGGTAAAGGCGGCCTGGGTCCCGTCGACCCTGGTGTTGGTGCCGTCGCCGACCGGGTTGGCGGCGGCGCCGGTGCCCATGACGACGTTCGACTTGATCCACGCCAGGACCGAGGCCGATTTCGACGCGGTCGCGCCAACCGTGCCGACGGCCCTCGCCTGGGACATCAGGAGAATGCTCTCGATGTCGCGCTTGAGGCTCTTGCCCTTCTTGGCGACCTGATACCCCATCTCCGATTTGCGCCCCGCCTTGTCGACCGCCTCCTCGGTCATCGAGACAATGACCGTCTTGCGGCTGATCTGCGTGTAGTTGCCAAGGCGAACGGTCGGCACGACGGCGTCATAAGCCGAGATGTCGTCGCCCTGGATCTGCGCGTTGGCGGTGTTGGGGGTCTCGAGCGCGTCGGTTTGCCATTCGTGATAGACCGCGGTCGCCTTTTCCCGGGCAATCGCAGTCATGAACGGCGTCTCGGTCGGACTGATATTGTAGATGATGTCGCTGAGGTCTTCACGCAGACCTCTCGCGTCAAAGGTGGTGAACGTGTTGCCAATGAAAGCCATGGTGATTTACTCCGGTGGACACTCCCCCGGCGCGAGAACGGTAGGAATTAGAGGATTTCGCTGATGAGCGAACCGGCGTCGCGCACGCTGTTCGTGCGGCCAAACCTGTTGACGCGAGCCTGCAGGCGCGATCGTGGCCCCCGGTCATTGTCCTGGCTGGTGCCGGGAGCCCTGACCTGGGGTGTCGGGTTGTTCCGCTTGGCGTCGGCCGAGGCGGCGGCGGCGAGCTGCCGGTCGTACAGCATCGCCTTGGTCGCCAGCACGACGAGCCGGTGATCGTAGGCGTTGCCGACCTCCTGCGGGGTGAACCCGCCGGCATCGAGGAGATAGGTCCCCAGGTCCTTGCGGAGCTGGGGACCCTTCGCCGGGTCGCCAAAGTCAGGCAGCTTCTCGTTGAGGGCTGCCTGCTCCCTGGTGACCAGCTCGCCGAGCTGCTGCTGTTGGATAGCCGACAGCTGGGCCTGACCTTGCTGGAACTCTTGTTCGATCGCGCCGAGCCTGCTGCGGAGCTGTTCACGCATCGCCTGCAGCCGCGTGTACTCGGCCGGAGACTGTGCCTGAACCCCCACCCAATCGACGTTGGCGAGCGCCGCCGCTTCCGGCACCGCCAGCGCCATCATTTTCTGCAGACCCTGAAGGTACTCGCCGCGTAGGGCCGCAGCCGCCTGCCGCTCGCCGTCATAGGCTTTGCGGACCTCGGCGGCCTCCTGGCTGCGTTGGGTCAGCACCGCTTCCCTCTGGCTCTCCCGCCGGACAATCGTCTGCTGCAGGGCGGGTGGGAGCTGGGAGAAGGCCTGCTGTTCGTCTTGTGTCCACGACCTCGGCGGTTCGATGGCAGCCGCTGGCGGCTGTTCGCCTGAGCCTTTGTCGTCGTCAGTCCCGGTGGGCCGGCTCTCGTCGGCTCCGGTATCGGGCGGCTCGTCGCCGCCGGATTGGTCGCCGCTCTCCCGGGGAGGCGGCGTCGGGTCACCCGCGTCAAAGAGCAGACCAGCAATCGCATCGCCGGCCGAGCGCGTATCGGTGACCGTGAAACTGGGGGCCGCGCCGTTGGAACCGGGCGCAACAGGCTGTGCAGCACCGCCAGCATCGGCGACGGCGCCATCGGTTTCGGCCATTGGATAACCTCAGATTTTATGTTGCTGACAGCAACGACGCGGCGTAGCGTTTGCCGCACCCATGAACGGAGGGGCGGATGGACGGCTACCAACGAGAGATCCGTGATTTCCTGACGGAGCACGGCGCGACCGACATCAACGTCACGCAGACCGGCAAGCACCCCAAACTCGAGTTCGAGTTCAAGGGCAGGCATGTCACCTACCCGATCGCCGGCAGCCCGTCGGACCATCGGGCGGCGGCCAACGCGATAGGTGATCTACGCCGCTGGCTGGGCGAGCCGGCCGTGGAAGAGGAAACACCGAGCCGACGGCTCGCCGACATGCTGCCGGCGGCCAAGGAGCAGAGAGCCTACCAAGGCAGGATGGCGCTCTATGGCGCCCGGCTGCGGTTTACGTTCCCGCCCGCGCTCGGGATAAGCATAGGCCAGCAATTTGAAGTATCCCGCCTCGACAAGGATACATGGCACCTGCACAAAATAATCAACAACGACGGCTATCGGGCGACTGTCCGCAAGGAGGGCTCTCAACTGTTTTTTTCCCCGCGCAGCCGCCACGCAGAACTGATTAAAGGATACAAACCATTTGCCTCGGCGACGGCCGATTACACTGTGGTCGGCGACGCCATTGTCGTGCATTTGCACGCAGCGTACCTACCGGCGCCTACTGTGGGCGGCAAGGGCGTCACCAGGGTCTCCCTTTCGGCCGCGCCGCCACCACCCGCCGCAGAGCCGCCACTCGCGGAGGTCGCCGCCCCCGGCCAAGAAATCGCCCTACGCGAAGACGCCGAGGACATCCCCGCGCGGCTGCGCTACATCCTCGCCCTGATCCAGTCGGCCGAGCGCCAGACCGGGTACCGCCTCGTCAAGCTGCGGCGCGAGAACGAGGCCGACGGGTCGTGGGTCTGGCGCGCCCCGGATATCAGGCTAGACTGATGCGCGGGTCTTACACGACCGAGCAGGCGATCGGCGCGATTGCCAACGGCACCTGCGTCGTCAAGGTCCGGACCGAGGCGGGCGATACGCACGCGATCGGGGCCAGGGCGCGGGTCCTGGGGTCGGTCGCGGCGCCGCCGGAAGTCGCAGCCGAATACAATTGCCCTTACGGCTATTTTGTCGAATGGGAGGACGCTGCCGGCTACGCGGTTTTTGTCATGGGCGTCAAGATCGCGGTGGATACTGAGCGATGCGTGGATTGCTGATCGGGCCGGACGAGCTGCGCTTGATCACCAAGCTGCGTGAGCGCGCGGCGGCGAAGCCCGTCAACGTCGACGGGCTGGCGAAACGGCTCAAGCGGCCCTTGATCAAGGCGGCGCATATGCGGCAGATGACCGAGCAGACGATCGCGATCCCGATGGGCTACGCGGCGACGTACTCGATCGAGACCGGCCACCCGATCGGCGCCGCTCGGCACCTCAGCGTGTCGATCGACGACCCGAAAGCGATGCCGGGCCCGGTCGCCGTGGCGATGATCGCCGAGGCCTTTGGGTTCGAGGGCGGGCTCGAGCGCTGCGTTGTCTGGATCGAAAGCCTAAAGGGCCACGGCAGTGACGCCGTCAATCTGGTGCAGCCGCTCAGCTTCGAGCCGGAGACCAAGGTTTAGGCGGCGCGGGCCTCAGCCTCGTGCTCGGCGACCTTAACGATCATGTCGCTGCGGTATTGCACCAATTGGGCGCGCACCATCTCGAGCGCGTGGATGACGCGGTACATCTCCTCACGTTTTGCGATATCCAAGGGCCCGCTCTCGAGCCACAACCGGTAGGCCTCGGCGCGGACATCGGCAAAGGCGCCGGCCAGCGTCGGGTCGGCGAGGAGGCGGGTTGCGCTCTCGCCGCGCCGGATCACGTCGACCTCCGGCAGGGGCGGCGCCTCAATGAGCGGCTCGGGCGGCGGCGCGATCGGCGGCGGCATAACCGAGAACCAGCCCTGCCACCACCGCATCAGAAGCCTTCCGCCGGCTCGGCGGCCGCGGCGAGCGAGGCCTTGTGGACCTCGAGCGCGGCGGCGTTCTGCGCCTTCAGGCGCTCGATTTCGAGGCTATTCTGGGCCCGCACCCGCTCGATCTCGAGGTCGTTCTGCGCCTTCTGCTGCTCGAGGGCGAACTGCTGCTGCAGCTTCTGGGCATCGAGCCCGCGCTGGTGCTCGGCCTGCTGCGCGTTGATCGCCATCTCTTGCTGCGCCTTTTGCTGGCTGAGCTGCTGCTGGTGCGCGGCCTTGGCCTCGTTGAGCTGGCCGTCGCTCTGTGCCTTCTCCTGCGCCAGCTGCATCTCGAGCTGCGCCACAGCCTGCATCTGAGCCTGCTGCGGGTCGGGTTTGGGCGGCTGCGGCGGCCCGGTGACCGAGGCCGGTGGCGGCACGGTCGGGTCCTGCACCGCGAAATTAGACTTGAAGCCGGCGTTGGTGCTGATCTTCGTCACCGTGTCGTAGACGTTCTTGGCGTAGACCAGGGGCCCCGAGAGCTGCCCGCCCTGCGCGGCGACAATCTGCTGCTGCAGCCCGAGGAGCGCCATCAGGTGGCTGAGGATCTGGTCGCGGTTGCCGGTGCCGAGCCCGACATTGACCGCCACCGTCATATCGTTCTTCCACTGCGCCGGGTCGGTCTGCAGGGGCCCGCCCGAGACCCGGATGATGCGCTCCTGCTGGGCGTGCTTCCGGATGAGGCCGAGGACGCCGCGCACCATCTGCTCGACGCTGAAGGCATAGATCCGGGCGATCAGCTCGACGCGCTGCGCGGCGGCCTGCTGAATGAGATTGACGCCGGTCGCGGTCTTGTTGAGGGCGTCCGGGTCGAGCCCCTGGTTGTGCCGGCTGATGCCGGTGCGCACCTCGGCGGTCTGGTCCATGTACTCGACGAGCCCCTGCGCCTTCTCGGCGACAAAGGGGGTGACGAGCGGCTGCACGCCCTCCGGTGTGCGCACGCGCACGAGCCCGCCCGGGCGGCTGGTCAGGAGGTCCTCGTAGGTCTCGTCGGTGGCAGCGCTCTCAACCACCAGATGCCTCGGGTTGTTCGTCAGGTAGAGGTTGTCGAGCATCTGCCGGATCAGCGTCGATTTGATGCGCTGGAGGTCCATCACCAAGTCGGCGACCGACATCCCGACCAGCTTGTGCGGCATCGGCACCGGACACAAAAAGTTAAACGGAACCTCGTCGACCTCCTCGATGTCGGGCTCGCCTTTTTTGGTCAGGATCACTGCCGAATTGTCGACCGTCGTGACCTTGAGCAGCTCGGCCAGACCGTCGCCGTCATAATCGGCCTGGATGTAATTCTCTTCGATCCAGATCATCCGCATCGGCTTATCGGTGCGGTCGTTGGTGAATGGCATGTCGTCGTCGGGCTGGAAGCGCTGCAGGCGCTCCGAATTGTAGTCCTCGGTGTCGCTCCAGCTGATCCGGTCGAGGCACTCCTCGTCGTAGCCCTGCTGGAGGAGCTGGGTGCGCGTCGTCGGCTGCCGGTGGCACAGAAACGGGATGTTGTCGCGGGTCGAGCGGCGCGAGAAAAGGACCTCCTCGGGCGGCACGTTGCGGATCATGATCCGGCCTTGCTTCCGCGTCACCCGCAGCTTGCAGTCGTAGAGCATGGGCCTGGGTGGTGGGATGCCGGGCATCGCGCCTGGGTAGGAGCCCGGCTGGGCTGGTCCGGTGGCGAGCCCGGCGGCGGCGATCGGCTGCGGCGCGTCCTCGCCCATGCCGGACAGCGTCGGCGCCGGATACGAGGTCTCCTCGAGAATTTCGATCGCTGCGCTGGCGTCGGGGCCGCGGTCCTGCAGCTTGGCGCGATACTCGTCCTCGGTCAGACCGGTGAACGTGTTGGTCTCGCGGACCTGCTCCTCACTCCACCAGCGCTTCAGCCAGCCCAGCTTCTGCAGGAGCCCGTCCTTGAACCAGTCGTGCAGGATGAGGAACCCGGGATTGTCGACGTTGAAGACGTGATTGACGTACTCGGTCGCCTGCCGCGCCGCCTCCTCGGGGTCCAATGGCGGCGGGGCCCCCGGCGGGGCCGGCGGCGGCGTCATCGTCGTGCGGATCGGCGCCAGCTCGGCGATTGCATCGGATGCGGTGAAGATCCGCAACAGCGCCGGCAGCACCCATTCGACGGTTTCCAGCACCGTCAGCATGACGACCTTGGAACGGTTCTGCCCCGGCGGCGGGTCGGCGAACTCGCCACCCTGGTAGTACTTCATCAGCTCCATGCGCTCGTTCGACAGCTGACCGTTGTCGGCGCCGATCGCCTGCGCCAGCTCGCGCCGGATGATGTCCTGCAGCTCGCCCGCCTTCATCAGCTTCTTGGGGTCGCGCCGGGTCATGCCGGCCGACGGGCTCGAGCCGTAGCCGCCGCGCTGGCCGTCGCCCGGCTTCGCCGCAAAAAGCCCGCTATCGAGCGGCGGCATTCCTGTCACCATTGCCAGCCTTCGCCCGCAGCGTGTTGAGCTGACCGGTATGCATCGCGAGCTGCTGCTTCATACCGGTCAGCCTCTCCTCGAGCCCGGTGGCGTGCGCCAGGGCGCTCTCGAGATCGGCGACGCGCGCCTCGAGCGCGCCGACCTTCTCCTCGAGGACCCGCTGGCGCATCGCATCGGCCATACTCATCGGCGGGCACCCCGCTCGTGCGCCGGTGCGCGCTCCGGCTCCTTCTCCTTTGCCTCGGCCTCGACCTTCGCCTCGGCCGGAGGCTCGCCCGGCGCCTCGCGCGTGCCGGTGACGACGAGCGCGGCCGAGACGGCGGTGCCCGCCCCGGCGGCATTGCTCGCCGTCACCGCGCAGTCGAGCGAATGCCCGACATCGCCCGCGGCCACCGTGTAGACGTCGCCGGTGGCGATCGGCGCCATGTCGCTGCGCCATGCATAGGCAAAATCGGTCGGCGCGTTGGTCCACACCCCCGGTCCACAGGTCAGCACCTCGCCGACGAGCCCCGTCCCGGTGATTGCCGGGAGGTCGACCACCTCCGGTGCCGAGATCGCGGCGCCAGCCTCGCGCGCCGCCTCCATCAATCGTGCAAAATCGCTCATGTCGCCCCTCTCCTCTTAAGGATCACGCGGGTATCCCCGACAGGATGTACGACCCGGCAGTCAGGCGGGTGGCGCTCGTCGGGGCACCGAGATCGCCATTGCCGTAGGGTCCGAACCGGACGCTCTTGATGCGCTGCTTTGTCGGCACGACGACCGCGGCCGGGTTGAGCATCATCCATCCCGTCGTCTGGATCAGCTGGGGCGGCGCGGCGGTGATGTCGAACCCGGTGGTTTCGGCGACGACCTGGGCCAGCGACCCGGCCGACCCGGGGTAGATCCTATAGGTGTGGGTCGATCGCAGCGAGGATGCCACTCCCTGGTCGGTGTTCAGCCCGATGACACCATCGGTCGCCTTGACGTCGCTGGCTGTCGCCGTATTGAAATTCGGCGGGCCGCCAGCCAGTCTCAGATTAGTACAAACTCCGAGATAACTGTCGGAATTAACAGCGTCGCCGATATATGTTACTCCGTTATTACTTAACACCAAGGCAATACCGTCCTTGGCACTCAGGTCAAGCTCAATCAGCTCTAGCGTGAACCTGAGAAACCCGGTCGGCAGCGTCAGGTCGACAAAGGCTGCCGGCCCGGTGATCGTGCCGCTGAAGATGCGGTAATCATCGCGCGCCGCCTCGACCAGCCGCCCATAATCGCTCACCGGCCGGCCCACGAGCGATCGGCGGGAGGCGCCGCAGCCGGGGCGTCGCGAGCCGCCCGCCGCGCCAGGGCGGCCTGCCGGCGGCGCTCGATCTCGGCCT